ACGTTGTTGGATACCTGCGAGGTATGGATTGACAATGTTCAAGAAACGGTTGCGGGTTGCTTCGGTATTTTGTTCGAATACCAAGTAACGAGCGGAACTTGCGATGAACTTCTTGACAGTGATTAACAAACGACGAACGTTTACACGGTCAAGTGCTGATGAACGGCGTTGAAGTGTCTTTTGCCCCCAAACACAGATACCTTGTCCTGGGAATTGTGCGATTGGATTGACCTTTGATTCGTACAATTCATCACGTTGTGCTTGGTTTAAGCGAGTCTTAACACCAACTGCGCCTGGAATACCACCACGATTCAATCCTGCTGGTGCGAACCATTCTGCTCCAACGTTATCACTATATGCGTAGACTTCTGGAAGTACTACAGATGGTGGTGCCCAGATATACTTGTTGGTATCTGTATCCACGATACGAACCCAAGGATAGTATGCTGCGGCGTAGTTAGTATCAAGAGATTCTGCTAAACCAGTAACACTACCGATGGTTGCATCAAGTGTTGCTAAGTCAAGAAGATAGAAACAATCACCACGAGCTTCACAAAGGTCAATTGCTGATTGTGCAATATAACTGTGTTGTGAATAAAGAACGCCTGGGATGACCAAAAGGTTAAGGTCTACACTATCTGGGTTACCGAGTGTATTTAATGCTCTCTTGTATTCAACTGACCCAGATGCGGTTGCATTTGAAAGGTTGAATCCTTGAGTATTTGTTGAAGTAATTGAACCACCCAATGCGATGTATCGTGCTGGATTTAATCCATCAAATCCACTTTGGAGAGGAACGGTGAATCGACGATATGCTACTTGGTCACGGTTGGTGAGTGAAAGTGGGTTACCAGCGATTTCGTTAGACGCAAGTGAACTACTAAGGTTAAATTCTGACCCAACTGTTAATCCACCAACAACTGGTGCAAGAAGTGATAGGTTAGTAGTCTTTGAGAAATCATATCCGTAGTATGCACGAGTATCGATAGCATCTGCGTTGTATCCATAAGTACTACCACTTAACCAACGACTGGTGACGTATGAACCACTAGTGACTTGACCGGCGGTAGTATTAAATACTGATGTTAATGCTGCGAATCCATAAGGTACAGCATTTTCTGGAATGACATCTTCACTCATTTCTACACGGATATACTTTGAAGTAAGTGGATAATCACCTTCGTAGTAAGTTTCACCGGTAGTTGCGTTATATGTTGGAACGCCGTTACCAATTACACGTGCGATAAAGTTTGGACTATTTGGGTTAAGATTCAAGTTGTCATAACTTTCAAGAACGTTTGTAGATGTATCGGTATCGTTGAAGTCACGGACGAGAAGTGAGAATGAACCGTAGTTACTATCTGGGTCAAGACTTGGTGAAACACCAGTAATAGAAATCTTGATTTCCTTATTTGCTGCGGTTCCATCACTTAATGTATGAACCTTAAATAAGTTGTATTTAGTTCCACCGATTGGTTGTGAACGAATCCATGGGGTGGTTGCATTATCGTATTGAGTATTAAGTGCGAGTGATGCGGTAGATGCAGTAAGAGTTACTGTATCTCCAGCTTGTGCGAGTGCATCTGGGAAGATAGAGTAGACATATGCTGGATATGAAGAATCACTTTCTGCTGTGGTTCCGAAATAGGTACCGATGAAGGAATTGTTACCTTCAATTGCACTTAGGTTACTTGCTGAAGTGTGTAAACTATTTGAACTACTGATTACCAAACCAAAACTTGCGGTTGTACCGAGGATACTAACATTTGTAAGACTACTTCCCGATACAGTTGGGTGAAGAACTGCGAATAATTTACTACCGAGCGAACCAGTAGCGAAGATAGTTGCGGCGGTAGTAGTGTACCCGGCTAATCCAAGAACACGAACGATAGTTGCACTTCCTGCTTCTTGGAGGTAGTTCTTAACTGCATAACTCATGTAAGAGGTACCGTTTGGTTCGCCGAAAGTCGTGACGAACCCATCGATACCATCTACCGAAGTAGGAATAAATGCTGGTCCTTTAGTGGTTGGACCAACAAACGCCGCACCAATTTGAGCTACGCCTTGTGCGAGGAATGTTTGGTCGCGTTCTTGTGTAAAGACACCAGGCGACACGATTCTTTCTGCCATACGGTATTCTCCAAACTAAATTTGTTTATCTCTCTGGGGTGAATTCGCCGGTTTCAAAATTAATTGACCCGACACCATACTTTTCCGATAACCGATTAATTAAATCTTGTTCTTCTGTAAGTAAACTTTTAAATAGTTTGGCTTGTTCACCAATCTTTAATTTTAGTTCTGCGATATCCAGTTCCAACATTTCAACTTGAAGTTGGAACTGGCCAGTGTCAGAGACTACCGTTGCTAACTTATCACGCAAAACATTAATTTCGTTTAATTCATCTTTGGTAATTTCTGCCATAATAACCTCGTTTTGAGTTACAAAATACCTCGTATCATAAATATCTGTTTTTTTACCTAAACATCAATTATTCACTTTCTATTTCGGTAAAAGTGACCACTTTTTTGATAGAATATCGTTTTCTGGTGGTAAGGGTTCGGTTGTTCTGCTTATCCAACATATTCTCAGGCAACAAATATGCGTAAATGGTCATATCAAATTGCGTCCGTACCACACGGTCCTCTGATGTTGGTAATTCAGTCAATGGTTCAAACGACTTGACTGAAGTACGGAATTTATAGTTATTTTGTTCACCCCAATACTGGTCGGTTTCGAATGAAATATTTTCTACCACTGCATTCATTTGTTCCATATATTCGGTCCAAATAATGCATCGATAGTTTATTTCGTAATAATCTGGAATCGTGGTAACCAAGTATTCTTTACTTGGGGTAATTTTATTTTTGACCGCAAATTGGTCATAAGGAGTCCGTCTATTCCACCCAGTTTCAAAGGTTCGTTCTAAATACTTGTTAACGGGAGAATTAATAATAGATTTCTTGGTAATTGAATCTTACCAATAGAATCACGCATGACCCCATCACGTTGAGCAGATTTCCAACGTTCTGGGTCACCGTAAATGACTGGTACTTTTATTTCATTTCCGTTTTGTGTTACGATAGGCTTAATACGACTATTCATGTAACTTAAAATTGCATTATCAATTGTGAAGAGGGTAACTGCAATAGATGGTGTGTTACCTAATGGAATATCATTTGCCCGATTTTGTACAGCCTTTTGCTGCTGTACATCGACACGTTGTACTACTGGCGTTTCGCTCATACTTGTGCCTCTTCGATATCAATACTTGTACGGCGAGTTAAGTGTGCCATACAAATGATTGCGGTATTAAACCCTGGCTTACCTGCGATAAGTTGTGTTTCTGTGATGTTGTGGATTTCATAAAAATGATTATTGTATCCGATAATATCACCAATTTCTGGATATGTGTTTACTTCTTGCAACATACGACGAGCAAATCTGAATTCTGTTTGTTGGTCTTGATTAACCCCAAACCCTTCTTCTTGAACGGTAGTATTTTTATTATATTTAACAATTGAGTTGACAATAACAGGCGTGTATCGTGGCTTTGACACACTTTCCCCATAGATGTTTACCTTGGCGGATTCAACAACAATTTTGTATAAGACTACCGACACATCCATCGTTTCGTCAATTAACTCACGGGTGATGTGTTGAATAAACTCAAAGTCACGTTGTGTAACAAAGCGTGCCATGGATTAACCTATGTAGATGAGAGTAGGAATATTCTTGAATACTTCCTGTGTTGCTTTTGCATTTTCTGCTTGACGTTGTAACTGTGCTTTTTGGCCAGTTTGGTCAAGTGTTTCTTGTAATTCTTTGATGAGTTGTTCTTTTTCAGTTAACCCTTCACGACGAAGGAGTTCACCGTCCATACGAATTTGTCCGTCTGGGTACGGAATATTTTCAAACTTTGACCGAATGATACCCAACAATTCCTTTGCTAATGCTAATGTGTATCGGAAAATCCAAGTACGTGATAATGAATTCGTACTTCCGTATACGATTTGTGTATATGGAATATTACTTAAATCACTTGCGAATTGACTTGCACTTCCTGATTGATATACATTTGCTTGCTTTTGTGGTACTACCATATAATCAAAGAAGATTGCTTTGTTTTGCGTAAAGATAGGAGTAAATCTAATGATATTATTAGAGATTTCAAATCCGTATTGACTCTTACGAATCATATCGTTGATTTCAATTGCTTGAATACGGAGTAAATCTTCGTATGCAGGCATCATCACGAATGTAACTGGTGGTGAATATCCATCGAACCCGAATTCTGCCATCAAGTTTGTTAACCCAAGACCCGTGGTTGCAAATGGGTCATAGTAACGTGCGATGGCTGGTGGCATGTAGTGATAGACACGACGAATTTCGATTGCATTACCACTTTCACTAACATCCGCCCACAATGTTTTTAAGTCATATGATTGAGTGTATGCTGATGCAGAGATGTATCCACGTTTAACTGTGACATTACCGCCAGATTGTGCTTCTGTGCCGTAATCACTTGCAATCTTGACCATTTGTGGAATTGCTGACCCCACAATATTTCGTTGTGTAGCAGAATTTGCAGTTGGTGACCCTTGTAGGGTCATCATATATTCACGTGCATTAAATTGATTAACTTGATTCCCGTATGTCGTAATTGCTTCTTCAAAACAGGCATAAATTTGTTTATCAATCAATTCCACTTCTACGACAGGAAATCCTAACTTTCTTGCAACGAATTCAGCTGCTTTTGGAGCATCTATTTGGAAGTCAGTATCGTTGTCAAAGAATCCAAATGGAGTTACGCCAAGAGGATTACTAGGACTACCATCGTAAAAAATTGGTTCTTGTGTTTCCATAAAACTCTCTGTTTGAGGACTAGTAATAAATAGTTTTATTAAATGATTAACTCATATTTTCACCAGCCGGAAATAAAAAGGGTGACCTTTCGGCCACCCAATTTATTCTCACCGTTACTACGAGATTAGACGTTTGCGAGTCCGTCGATAACAATCTTACCGAAGAATTCTGGACGTACAACCTTCTTAGCGTAACGGGTCATCACGCCACGGCGTGGTGTGAAGTTCGTTGGGTCATAGACCAACGGAGTCATAATGAGAGGAATGTATGGTGCGTATACTGCGCCGGTTTCGAGGAAGTTACTTCCACGGAAGCCGAGGAGTACGATGTTTTCCTTCATGTATGGGTTCTTGTAGATGGTGTAGCGGTTTTGGAATGAACCAACCTTGGTTACGCCACCTGCGAATTCCATCTTGTCACCATCGGTTCCGGCCATAAAGCCTGGGATGGTTTCGAGGATGGTTGCGACGGTTGGTGAAACAACTGCGAAGTTTGCACCACCACGCATGGTGAGTTGGTGAATCTTGTTACTTACCTTTTGCATCTTTTGACCGAGGGTTTGGTACCAGGTCATGTTGGT